TGTTGCAGTCTGCGCTGCTTGGTTTGTGACCTGCGCGCCTACGCTAGTCGTGCCAACAAAAAAGTTAAACCACAGCACTTGATATGTGGCATTAGATGGGGATGGTCGCCCGTCATAACGCTCATATCCAGCAATGCGCTCATATCCGCCGAATGGGCTGCATGAAAAGTTTAATGCGCCTCGCGCAGCCCCTGCGGCAAGCGCAAGCGTAGGGGTAATCTCATCTAATCCACCCTTTAGTTGGATTAACTCATAGTTCACCTTAGCGAATGATTGTGGCATTAGATAAATGCTCCGCCGCGCATGATTGGCGGCATTTGGTTGATTCTAATCTTAGCCATCATCGCATTGAGTTGCGTATTGCCACGCTGATATACCTCTGGTGCAGATTCAAATGCACCATACGACATCATCGCCCGATAAACTATTGCCATGTGGAAACGGTCAGGCAAGCCAATTGGGGTATCCGCATCAAGAGCCATTATGGCGGGTGTTTTGTAATACTCACCAGATACTACATACACGTCATTTGGGACAAGCCCTAATATAACGTGCTTCTTTGGAGTAAATGAAATCTCAATTGGACGAGAGAATACTAACTTGCGTGACCCTAGCAGGTAGTAATCCCTGAACGAATTGTAATCACGCCGTGATAGATAAAATTCAGTACTAACACCAGCGGCTTGTAGGTAAATCCTGAATGAGTCCTCCTTCCACGAACCAAAGTCAGTCAGCCCGAAGTCGGCAGCAGTGTATATCCCTTGATGCGCTACTGTGTTGACCGTTGCTGGGGCGCGGAGGAAGTCCCAATCTGGGTTTGCAAGCTGTAATTCGTTCCATGCCTGTGATACCCAATTACACAGACGAAGCCAGCCTGCACTGCCTGCTAACACGGATGTTTCAGCACCCGACGCGCCGCACTCGCTGCGCAACATCTTAGATAATTGGAGATAGTTCATAGCTTAGAATGGTTGCTTACATTGATGCTCAAACCACGACATACCAACCTTACCAGATGGGTCGTTGATGATTGAGATTGGGTATTTTGATGACCATACCTCAACAATTTTAGTTTGAGATAGCCCATCGCTGTCAACATACGGCGTAACAGTTGGCGTAGATTGAGTGCGAATAATCGCATTTAGGAAGCGACGCTTCACCGTGTATTTAACGCCGCGCTCGAAATATCGTACTGCGCCGTTCAGCGCGCATGTAATCACTTTTTCGTCTTCTTTGTTTGTAGTCTGGTTAATGATGAATGTCACATCATCATCCATAAAATTGAGCCACCATGCGTACTCTTTTGTGCCTGCGTCGTCATTAACCAAAAGAATTTCTTTACCACCACCATCAAGCTCTTTGTCTAGGTCAATTTGGCGATTTTCTGGCGTGGCGACGTCAGATGTGTCAATCATGGATTTTTGCTTATTCATTGTTACTCCTTGTGGTGAACAGAGGGGCAGCCCGCCCCTCATGTATCATTATACCAAGCCGCTAGGCATCGCAATCTGGTCGTTAAAGGTATAAGTTACACCAGTAACACCAGACATATTGCTAGAGCCAAATGTCCATGCAGAGCCAGTGCTTCCAACTTTTACGGTCAATCGACCAATCAGGCAGAAATCAGATGGGATTGCTGGAGTTTTTGGCAATGTTACAAAGTTTCCTGCTGTATCCAGTGCCTCAATAGTCCCTTGAGATGCTACTAGCGCACCAGCGGCGTTCAAGCCAACAAAGAATACAGAGCCTTGATTCACACCAACTGCGGTGAATGCAGCACCAGTAACGGCACTTGTCGTCGGCGTAGTTGCGTTGGTTTGCACACCAGACGAATATGCCGCGCCGTTAATGGCGTAGGTTGTGGCAGAGATAGACAATTTATTTGTTGTGCCAGCGACTAACCCAGCCTTGGATAAACAAAGTGTTGCACCTGCGAAGTCTAATGTTTGCATGATTATTTCCTTTTTAGATGGTTGCGCTAGGGTCAAATGCCCCAATCGTGTTGATGAAAGTTGCATTTGGAACAACAGTTACGCTATCGAAAGCTGTTGTTCCGCCTACGAAATTGCCTGCGCCTGTTGGGTGGATAATAATAAACCCAAGGACTGTGCGATTCTCTTGCACCGACGGGAATTTAACGCCAGTGAGTGCAGTAGATTGAACGCCCATCTGCGTGTACAAGACACCAGATTTATCCACAGAGAAAACAAACACATTGTATGCCGCATTTGTCACTGTGCCTACCAGTGCTGCCATGCTTGTTCCGCTTGCAACCTGCCGCAAAATTCCTCCCACAATTAACGTGGCAGTAGCCGCAGTAACCGCTGTTGCACTTGCAGTACCACCAGTCAATGCGGAGGTTGTAAATAGTACGCAACGCATCCGCTCATACAATCCAGTAAAAATATTACTGAGCGTAGCAGCGACATTTTTATCTGGCAAACTCGCCAGCAAAGGTGCTAATTGTTTCATAAAAGTCTCCTTGGTTAGGGGGGATTGCTCCCCCCGTCAGTGTTATGCGTGTTTAAGTGCGTCAGTACCTACTTCAACCACCGCCATTTGAAGCTGGTTCAGTAGTGCGGCATTGTAATACCAATCTGCGCCAACAAAGCCACGAACGCCAGTTGGGTCAGCTTTGTCTTTCTGCCCGGGTGGAAGGGCGGAAATACTATCATCCGACAAGTTCAAACCAACGTGTGTCCAAGCGTCTTGCGATGCGACGATGACTTGATAAACGTCGGCATTAACGCCATCGGTGCTTTGCAAGTCACGCAGGCAAGTTGTAACTGCCGCGCCGCCACTTTGTACGCCAATCAATTCAGGACTGGAGAAGAAACGGAACTCTTCGCACGCGCCAAATTCATTCGGCAACGCTTTAGAGCCGTCTGAATACGATTTTACGTGGAGGAAGCCGGGCAAGTTACGAATGTCTGGATGCAAGTCGGTAGATACAAACACAGGGAAACACGCACCCTCAATCGGAGAAGTCGCATAATTGCCCGATGCTGGCATTTTTTGCAGCATCTTAGTCACAGTCACCGCATGGTTAGCCGCAAGCGAGCGAGCAATGCGACGCAACAGAGGCAAGGAGATGGCATCATTCACCGTTGCGCGGTCAACACCCGTGCCGCCATAAAAGCGGTTTGTGCAACCCTTGGCAACACCGAACAGCACCATTTCGTTCACCAAGCCGATGGTCTGCCCAACTTTTTCAGTCATTTGCTTAGGGATGTCATCCTCATACATATCAAAGGTGTCTTTGGTATAACCCTTGAGGATTGTGTAATGGTTCAGCGTTGTGGTGATGTCTTGCGAGCTGATAGAGCCTGCTGGTGGCGTAACGCCCTCGGATGCCAGATAGCTATTGGCAAATGCTTGAGCGCGGTCGCCTGCTCCGTCAGGAAAGAAGCGGTTAGGCTGAGAGGCTGTTTGACCATCTGCCAAATAGCGACGGAACTTCATAACACGACCAGAATTTTTGTCGAAGTTGTCATTCTCGCCAATCGTGCCGAGCGTAATGCGTGGCAAGGCGTTTTTAAGAATACGTGCGCGTGTAATACCAACACGTTCTGGTGTAAGACCAAATGTTTGCATAACCATGATTTATTACTCCTGTTTTAGGGTGAACGTAGCTCTTTTTCAAAAGCCAATTGCGCCGCGCTCATCGAGCCAGTATCGGGCGACACCCGAACTCCTCGTGGCATAACGGCAGATTTAAGTGCATTTTGTTTCGCATCACGGGCTTTGGCTGCTGATTTGAACTCGCTGATTTTGTCAGCCAGAAAAACCGCATCCTTGCTTTCGCGCAATGCTTGTTGAGTAGCTGAATCTTGCGATGCTACCCATTCGCCGAACTTAGGATTAACCCAATTACCAGACTCTCCAATCAGCGCAACTTCTCGCCAATCTTTGTGCTGCATGGTCAGGTATCTGATTTCAAGGTCGAGTGATTTTTTCTCCATCGTAGAATCAAAGGCTTTTGCTTTCTCGTCCGCAATTTTGTCAATATCAACCGAGCCAGAACCGCCAATCATCCCGCTTAAGTCGCTGGCGAGCATGGCAGCAATGTCTGGGTACTCTTCATTCAGCCGTGCAAATTTAGCAGCAGACATTTCACCGCTGATTGATTTTGCTTGCGACAACTCATCTAGCTTGCGCTGTTGCTCCGCCAACTTGCTGCCATACGTCCCATTGGTAGTTTCTAACGCTTTTTTCAACGCGCCGATTTCAGCCAATGCTGCGACAAGCTCCTCCTCTGTCTTTCCTGCGAATACTTCGACGCGAGGCGGTGTAACTTCTGGCTGCGCTTCTTGACTCTCAGCTACTTCTTCATCTGGCTTTTGTACTGGCGGAATCCCGTCAGCCATTTCAGCAACAAATGCAGCTTCGGCTATCGAATCATTTTCAATCTTTGATGTATCTACTACGTCGGTCATCTTTCTATCTCCTGTTGTCCTGTGCCTTGCGGTACAGTGGTTACTGCGGATAGTTGCAGTAATTCTTTGAGTGCTGCGATGCGTCCGCGCAATCTCGCTGTTTCTTCAACCCCTTTATCGTGGTTGTCATTTTGTTTTCTCAATAGGTCAATCTTGCTGCTAATTTCAGCACTCAACCGAATCCATAATGGCGATTCGATTTCAGATTTATCTAGTGTAAATTTTTCGCTCATGCTTGAAATGCCTGCCCGTTATGCGCTCTACCTGCTGGCTCAACTGCTGGCGTAGCTACTTGCGGGATTGCTCCGCTTGCAAGTGCTAGTTCCTTCTGAACCCGCAATTTCATTGCCGTATTTGCCAAGTCTGATTTAACCTGCTCAAGCGTAATCTCGCGCTTGTTGGCATAAGCCAAGATAGCCAGTTCGCGCTCCATTTCCAGCTTGTGCATGTTGTATTCAGCTTGCGCTTGGTCACGAGCAGTCTGTGCTTGCACATACACAGTATCTCTGTCGGTATCCTTTTGAACCCGCTGCATATCAGTCTGGGCGCGTACTTGAGCAATCTCTTTGTCTGCTTCTGCGCGAATTTGTGCAGCCTGAACTTGTGGCGCAGGTGCTTGAGGTGCTTGGGCAGATTGTTGCTCGTCTGCGCTAACCTCAAATCTGGCTGGAGTAAATCTCCATGCCTTGAGTAATTCTTCAGCAGCGCGCTTGGGAGACAACCCGAAGGCTGGATTAAGAGACATTTGCAGAATCTGTGCGGCTTGTTGCGATTGAATCTCGCGCTCGACGAGAGCGGTTGACCCTACCGCCTCAATCTGGAAGTCACCCTTCTCATCGTCCTCGCCATGAATCAATAGCCAATCGTAATAGCGGCGAATGTGCGGCTCGGTGACGCTTTCGTCAAAAACTCTAGCGATTCTGCGCAATAAAGACGATGAATTTTGGTGTAGCAGTTGCATACCACCAACGGTATCAGGCGCAGAACCTTGCTGCCCCTGCATCATAAATGACACGCCTGTGCTATCTTCCATCATCTTGAGTGCCATAGTGATGTTGTTGGCAAGCTCTTGCTGCATTGATGGGATGTTGATACTCAGAATTGCATCGCTAACGGTGCGGACATCAGCCTCTTCCGTCGCTACCCATATTTTCCCTGCCTTTATTACCCAATCACCGTCTTGCGGATAGATTGCGCTACGGCGAACTACTAATTGAGGAGCGGAGCTAATCCCAGCATTATTTTGTAATGCGCGGCATGACGCGAGGTAAAACTCTTGTGCGACACGACCTTGGCGCGCCACGCCAATGCCCCAAATGCTGTCCGATACCGATTGCCAGCGCATTACGTCATAAGGGAACTCACCATTTTCGAGCGGATTAACATAGCCACGAATCACTGTATCGTTGACCATGACGATGATTGCAGGCACAGCGTCTATCATCTCTCCGTCTAGGTC